GGAAGGAATGACCCGCGACGAAGACGAGCCGGAGGGCGCTACGGACGCGGTGCTGGAAGAGCTCGAAAAAAAAACGAACGCCGAAGCCTGAAAGCAATCAGATTTTTGGGCTACGGGCTGACGGCGGGGCTCAGTCGGGCGGAGGCGCTCACCACCCCGCCGTCGGTGATCATGGAGCTATATTTGCAGCGGCGGGATTATGACGACCAGCTGCACGGAATCAAAAGAAAGCGCCTTGCGGATTGGAGTGACGAGTAATGGCGGTGCGGGAGATCAAGACAAGCATTGCACTGGACGGCGAGCAAGAATTTAAGCAGGCGCTGGCGGACGCGAGCCGAAATCTGCGCGTTATGGACGCAGACCTGAAAGCGGCTGCGACAGAATTTAAGTTTACAGGCGACGCACAGCAATACTACACGGAGAAAAGCCGGAACCTGAAAGAACAGATCGCCCAGCAGGAGCAGGTCGTAGACATGCTGGTCAACGCGGTGCGAAAAAGCGCCGCCGCCTTCGGGGAAAGCGACGCAAAAACGGACGGGTGGCGCATCAAGTTGAGCAATGCCACCGCCAAACTGATGACCATGAAAAAAAGCCTCCAAGACACGGACAAGGAGGCGGAGGAGTTTGGGCGGGACAGTAAGCGTGTCGGGAAACAGATCGAGGACGGGATCGGAGACGGCGCGGAGGAAGCCAACAAGAGCGTTAAAGACCTGATTGAGAGTATGCAGCAGGACATCGGAAGTATCAAGGGGAGCGTAGGCTTTCAGATGGCTGCTACAGTGACGCAAACCATCACAAGCGCCGTACAGGGCGTGACCGACTTTGTGGAAAGTAACCGAGACTACCGCCGCGCCATGGAGCAGTTCGAGACGGCGGCGGAGGCGGGAAACCACAACAAAGATGCCATGAAGGAGATGCTGTTCTCGTTGGCGGCATTTACGGGCGACTTTGACGGTGCGAAAGAGGCCATGAGCAACCTGATGCAAACGGGCCTCACAGAACAGTGGATGGGAACGGCAGCGGATATATTCTCTTACGCGTCGTTGATGTTCCAAGATACATTGAAGCTGGAAAACATGTCCGAGAGCTTTCAGGAGACCGTGAAGACAGGGAAACCGACGGGCGCGTTCGGGGAGTTTGTCGAACGTATGGGCGGAAGCGTCGAAGAACTCGAAAAAGTAATGGGAGATGCGGGAACGACGGAGGCCAAGGCCATTGCGGCTCTGACATATGCGTCACCGAAGGGATATAAAGCTAATCTGGATAAATACAACGAAAAGACCAAGAACATACAAGCGGCTGCGAAAGCACAAATGGAATTAGCGGATGCTTGGGCTGATGTAGCCGAAACATTAGAGCCATTAACAACAAGCATCACCATGCTACTGACGAAAGTTGTTGAGGGACTGGGAGCAGCCGTTCGGCTGCTGATGGGTGATGTAAAAGGATACGCGGAAGAACTGGGAATGACAGAAGAAGAATTCAGGCTAGAAACGACCAAAAAAACGGGGAACGCTGGCTGGCAAAACGACGGGAAAACCTTTCGCTTCGACGAAGTGGGAGATGCCCTGAAAAATATAGCTATCGGCATTTTTGGCGGAGGAGAAAGCACGGGCGCTAAAGACGCGGGCGAAGCCGCCGGTCAGGAATACGCAACCGCATTAGCGGACGCGGCCTCGAGCGCGCTGCTGGACGACGAGAGCCTACAAAACGCCATTGACCTGCTGACGAGCGGATGGACGCTGGGCGGAGAGGACGAGGCCGCGAACCGGCTGGAACAGCTGGGGCTGACGGACGAGCAGAAACAACAGGTCATCGACGAGATGGGAAAACTGGGGATGGACATGATCGACAGTCTGGACACGTCGCTGACAGACGGGATGGGTGCTGCCGGGGCGAATGCCGCCGTGGCGGGACAGAACGTGGGGATCAGCGCCCAAAACGGGCTGAGTAAGGGATTCGCGGCGGCGTATATTACGACGGTGGACTGGGTCAACCGTATCAACGCGGCGGCGGCCAGTCTCGGGAGCGGACTGGGGGCCGTGCCCACGTACGGCCTGAGTAACGGCGGATACTTCGGCGGGACGCTGGGGCGGAACCGGCTGAGCGTGACAGTCCCGCTGAATATCAACGGGCGCGAGGTGGCGAGGGCCATAACCGGCGATGTAAGCGCCAGACAGGGCCAACAGTCGAGCCGCGCGTCTCGGCTGCCGTAAGGAGGGAGCGAGATGAGGTTTAACGGCGTGGACGTGCGGGACATCCACCCGCGGATCAGTATCAGTAAGGAGATCCCGCCGGGATGCCCGGAGCGGACGGTGGAGACCGTCCAAGGCTGGGACGGCGAGACCTTCGCGGCGGTGCGAACGGAACAAGGGGAGTATGTGGCGCGGATCAATATCGCCTGTCGGACGCGGGACGAAGCGTGGGAGGCCCGGACGCGGCTGGCCCGGTGGGCGGCCAGCTCCGGGGACAGCGTGGGAGAGCTGGAGCCGACCAACTGGCCGGGGAAGGCCTACGAGGCGGTGCTGGGAAGTATCTCCGCGCCGGAGTTTACCTTCGGCTTTGCCACGGTGGACGTGACGTTCATCCTCCCCCGCCCCTATGCCCATGACACCTATATCAGCCGAGCCAGCGGGACGGGCGGCGCGGAAATGGCCGTCAGCGGGGACGGCGTATGCCGCCCCACCATCCGCCAGACCCTCGCGGCGAAAAGTGACGGGCTGGTGTGGAAGCTGGACGGGAAAGCCTTTCTGACGCTGGTGGGGACGATCACGGCGGGGGCGGTGGTGGAGATGGACACCAAGGCCGGGAGCCTGACTGTCAACGGATCCCATGCGGAGAGCCTGATCGACTATACGGCCAGTCTGTGGCGGCCCGGCTTTACACCGGGGGTACACAAGATCACCAGCACGGACAAGGGCCAGATGGAAGCGAGTTGGCGGAACGAATGGATGTAGTGTATATCTTCGACGCGGCGCGGCGGGTGCGGAAGGTGCTGCCCGGCGGCGTGAGCGAGCTAGTCCACAAGGAGGCGGACTACGAACTGGAAGCCGAGGTCACCATGGGCGCGGGCGTGCGTCCGGGGGAATTTCTCGGCTTCCGCTGCGTGGACGGTCGCTTCCGGCTGTTTGAGGTGGACGAGACGGAGGAGGACGACCTGCTGGCCGTGACGCGGATCACCGCCACGGACGCGGCGGCGGCGGAGCTGACGGAAAAGGTGATCGAACACGTGGAGCTGACGGACAGCGCCCCGGCGGACGGTGCGGCGGCGCTGCTGGCGGGGACAGCGTGGGAGATCCGGGCCACCGCTGCCGGGAAGCGGAAAGCCACGCTGACGGTGTACTACCAGACGGCGTGGGAGGCGCTGCGGGACATGGCGACGGCGTGCGCGGTGCGGATCGTGTCCTACTACGAGTTCAGCGGCGGAGCCATCACGGCCCGCTGCATTGACCTACAGGAGATGGAGCCCATCTTCCGGGGCCGTATCTTCGACAGCGCCACCGACGCGGGGAGCGTGTATCTGACCCGGACGGGGAGCCCATGCACGGTGGCCTACGGCGTGGGTAAGGCCACCGGCGAAGGAAACGACCCTACACGACTGACCATTGCGGGCGTGACGTGGAGCAAGGCGGGCGGAGATCCGGCGGACAAACCGTCCGGCCAGACGTGGATCGCCGACGAGGCCGCGCTGGCCAAGTACGGGCGGAAAGAAATGGTCTTCAGCGACCAACAGATCACCGACGCGGGCGAGCTGCTGGAAAAGACATGGGAGGCGCTGGAAGCCCAGCGAGAACCCATCATCGGCGGGACGGCCACCGTCCAAGATATGGAAATGCTGCCCGGCCAGAGCCACCGTAAGATCCGGCTCTACGATCTGGTGGCGGTCATCACCCGACAGGGGGAGACCTTTACCAGCCAAGTGGTGGACATCGAGCGCGACTACGTCCGCCCGGAGGAGACCAAGATCAAGCTGGGCGCGGAGAAGGACGAGTGGAAAAAGAGCCTGACAAAACAGATCGCCAGCATCAAGAGCGACCTTGCCAAGGCCCGGGGCGGCGCTGGCCGGGCCGGGAACAGCGCCGAAAAGAATAAGGAGCTGATCGTGGAGAACATGGACTTGATCCGCCTCCACACCATCGCCATAAACGAACAGGCCAACAAGATCAGCGAGACGGAGATCAAGCTGGAAAAGGCCACGGTGCGGATCACGGCCAACGAAAAGATACTAGCCAGCCAAGGCGACCGCCTGAGCAGCACGGAGATCCTGCTCAATGGCTCGGATACCACCATCGGCCTTGTGGCCAAGGTGGAAACCAACAGCGAGGCGATCTCGTCCGCCAACATCCGCATAGACGGTCAGGCCGCCGAAATCCAGCTGAAAGTCTCCAAAAACGGCGTGATCTCCTCCATCAACCAGACCAGCGAAAGCATCACCATCAGCGCCAACAAGGTCAACCTCAAGGGATACGTGACGGCCAGCGACCTGAGCGCGGAAGTGGCCAACATCAACAAGTTTTTCGCGGGAACGGCTCAAGCCCAGCGGATGGACATCAACAATCTGACCGCACAGACCTTTCAGGCGACAAACGTGTCGCTTATCAACTACGACTGCGGATGGAAAACCAAGACCTTTGTGACCGGCGTATCGTTCCCCCGCTACGTGGAGGGAACGATCTACTACAAAGACCAGAGCGGGAAAAATGCCCACATGACCGTACTCACACCCAAAAAGAACTCCAACGGGAGCGTATCATCCAAGGAAGTTGTGTATCTAGGGAGGGCCATAGACGACTAATGAAAGAGATCATTGAGAACGTCATTCAAGCGTTGAACAAGGTGGACACTCATGGGGAAAACAGTCTCAACTACCTGCTGGCCAGCATCCAGACATTGCGGGAGCTGCTGAAAACCATAACGGAGGAGAGCCGAAATGAAAATCAAGACGAGTAAGGGACACGAATATGAAGCGGCCTATCTGGGCGGGCCGACACAGCTCGGAGACCTCGTGATGCTCCAATACGCGGACGGGCGGCGGCTGCCGGAGATCGCCGCGGAGTTTGACGGGCTGGACTGGCTGGAGCGGATCGACGAGAATCAGGGCGACAAGCAATTCGCGGGCTACTCCCGGCTAAACGGGATCAGCCGAAACGGCGGGAACGTGCTGGTCGAGCTGGCGAAGGAGGGATAAGACATGGCGGAGAGCGTTGCGCGGATAGCACGGTATGAGATCGAGCTGAACGATCCGCTGGTCAATCTCAATGTTCCGGGGCTGCTCGTCCAGAACGACAAGCTGGCGGACACGGTGGTGCTGGCCGTCACCAAGGGCGGACAGGCTGCGACCCTGATCGGGGCGACGGCCTTCGGCGAGTTTGAGCGCCCCGTGGACGGGGCGAAGATCCGCTGCGCCGGGACGGTCAGCGGCGGGACGATCACCATCCCCCTGCTGGATCAGTGCTACAAGTACGCCGGGAGCTTCGTTCTCATCATCCGCTGTAACGACGGGAGCAGGGAGCGGAGCCTGATGCGGCTGTCCGGCTATGTGGAGCGGGGCGGCGACGGCGTTATCATCGACCCCAGCGGCAGCATTCCCAGCTACGGCGATCTGGAACAGGCCATTGCCAACTGTAACGCTGCGGCGGCTGCGGCCACGGAGGCGAAAAATGAACTCCTACAGGCCAAGGCGGACGGCGAGTTCACCGGCCCTCAAGGGCCTCAAGGCCCCACCGGCCCACAGGGAGCGACCGGCCCACAGGGAGCGACGGGCGCGACCCCTAACCTCACCATGGGGACGGTGACCACCGGCGCGCCGGGGACACAGGCCAGCGCCAGCTTCAGCGGGACGGCGGAGGAGCCGGTGCTGAATCTGGTGATTCCACGGGGCGACACGGGCGCGGCGGACGGTGTGGACTACTACGAGGGTACGCCGGAGGCGCTGGGGACAGCGTCGCCCGGTACGGCCAACGGACTGTCGCGCGGTAACCACGTCCACCCCATGCCGACGGCGGATCAGATCCCGGTCGCGTCCGGGGAGAGTCAGACAGTGGGAGCCAGCCTGACGAGCCTCAAAGATACCGTGGCCGCCAAGGTAGCCACGGTGAATGAAAAAAGCCCGGAGAACGGCGCGGTCACGTTGGGCGCGGCGGATATCGCCGCTGCGGACGGAGAGACGGTACAGGCCAAGCTGGCGGCGCTGGAGGCGCGGCCACAGGGCGGAGCCACCGAACATACCGCCACCCTGACGGCGGTGGGCTGGACGGGCGACAGCGCCCCATACACCCAGACCGTGACCGTGACGGGGCTGGCGGCGGACGCTCACCTGATCGTGGGCCTCGCGCCGACGGTGACGGCGGAGGAGATGGAAGCGGCTGCCGCCGCCATGCTGCTGGCCACGGCTCAGGCGGCGGGAAGTATCACCATCAGCGCCTTTGGCGACAAGCCGGAGGCGGCGCTGCCGATCCTCATCATGGAGGTGGGATGACATGGGTATAATCAGCCACTTCCCCGGCGGGAGCGCCGGGGGCGGAACAGGAATGCCGGAGTACACGTACACAGGTAACGCCTCCTTGATCGACGACGGAGGCGGAAACTGGCGGATCAAGTTTCTGACCAGCGGCGTATTGAAATTTACCAAACTGGGGAACGCCCAAAACGGCGTTGACCTGTTTCTGGTGGGCGGAGGCGGAGGGACATTCGGCTCCTCGGACGCTGCCGGAAGCGGCGGCGGGGGTGGCGGATACGTACTGACCAAAGAGGCCATGTCCGTCGTCAAGGGTCAGAGCTACGACATCATCATCGCCGCGGGCGGGGCCAACGACGGAAGCAACGGCGGAACGACATCTGCTCTCGGCCAGACCGCCGCGGGCGGAAAGGGAACCAAGACCACCAGCGGCGGCGACGGCGCTTCAGGAGGCGGTGCGATCTACGGTAAGGGCGGATCGGACGGCGGGAACGGCGAAAAACAGGGCTGGGGCAACTACGGTACAGGTAGCGGGACGACCACGCGGGAGTTCGGAGAGACCGGCGGCGCTCTGTACGCTGGCGGTGGCGGAGGCGCTACCGGAACCGATACCGTCATGGCCGGAGGAGACGGCGGAGGTGGGAACGGCGCGGCCAAAAAAGGAGCCGGGCCGGAAGCGGGCGAAACCAACACCGGCGGCGGCGCGGGCGGCGGAAAATCAAACGTCGCGGGCGCTGCGGGCGGCTCGGGGATCGTCATCATCCGAAACCACAGGGGGTGAAAAAATGAACTATGCATTGATTGAAAACGGAGTCGTGACCAACATTATCTGGCTCTACTCGGCCAATGCATCGGACTTTCCGGACGCCGTGCCATGCGGAGACTTGCCCGTGGCCATCGGCGACACCTACGACGGGTCGGACTTCTACCGGGGCGGGGAAAAGCTGGTAAGTCCCCTTGCGGCGGCACAGGCGGAAGCCCAGACCCTCAAGGAAGACCTGCCCATGCTGAAAGCCCAGATCAAGGCCATCAGCGACCGAAACGATTTCATCGAGGACTGTATCGCCGAAATGGCGACGGTGGTGTACGCGGATGAAACAGCTAAGTAAGGCGAAAACGGCGCTTGCGCTGTTCGCGATAAAAATCATCTTTGGAAAGGAATGGTGTATCATGATGGCTATGTTCTTTGCGCAGCGGGTAATTCTGGGGAAGACCACGTTTGAACAGGTGCCCAAGGCCCTGAAGAAGGGCGTTGCGGAAGTGCTGATCGACAGCGGCCTGCCGGAGCTGGTGCCGACGGAGTACGGCGGCACGGCGGACGCGGAATGACCTGAACAGGCGGGGGCGGGAAAACCGCCCCCTGCCGAATGGAAAGGAGTAAACCATGATCGGCTTTGTGGTCGGCTTTGTGGTCGGCGGGATCGTCGGATTTGCGGTGGCCGCGCTGCTGGCGGCGGGAAGGAGCGAGCTATGACCGGCGAGAGAGCCGCTGCCTTCGCCCGGTCGAAGATCGGACAGGGGTATATCTACGGGGCCAGAGGACAGACCTGCTCGGCGGCATTCCGGCGGCAGCAGGCCCAGCAGTATCCCGATCAGGCCCAGAACATCCTCGTCACCGGGGCCAAGTGGGACGGGCGGCCCGTGTGGGACTGCGCCCAGCTGACCCGCTTTGCCGCCAAGGCTGCGGGGGTGGAGCTGCCCAGCGGGGCCACAAGCCAGTGGCGGAAAAGCCCGTGGAAGCGGAAAGGAACCATCGACACCATGCCGGAGGGCGAAGTGGTCTACCTGTACCGGCAGAAAGGCTCCATCATGCAGCATACCGGCCTTGCGCTGGGGGACGGCACCTGCGTCCATGCCCGGGGCACGGCCTACGGCGTGGTGCATCAGCCGGTCAGGGATTACCCTTGGACGCACTGGGCCAGCCCGTGGGAGGCGGAAAGCGTTCCCGAGCCGGTGGAACCAATCGAACCCATGACGGAGGCCACCGTGTACGCGGAAAACGGTCTGCCGGTGAAGTTGAGGAACAAGCCAAGTCAGGGAGAGAACCTGTACTGGCACGTGCGGAGCGACACACCTGTTACTATCCGCCAGCCGGGCGAAGAATGGTCACAGATCACGGCGCTATGCACCGACGGTATCCGGCGTACCGGCTGGATGATGTCGCGATTTTTGGTAAAAAGATGAAACTTTGTGCCATTAAATCAAAAAAATATGAAACTTAATGCCGGAAAGGAGGTGAAAACGAAATGACTACCAGCGAAATCATCTCCTTTGCGGCCATGATCGTCGCCCTGCTGATGCTGATCCTCACAGGCCGCCGGGACACGAGGGGCGGAGCGTCCGAGCAGGGCGAGGTCAAGAGCACCCTCCGGGGTATCGCTAACGGAGTGGACGACATCCGCGTGGAGCAGCGAGCCATGCGAAACGATATCGTCAATCTCTCCGTCCGGGTGGGAAAGGTGGAAGAAAGCGCGAAATCCGCCCACCACAGGATCGACGCGCATGAAACAAGGCTGAACAAGTTGGAAAGCGAGGAACCTAAAAAATGAGGAAGATCATGGTATGGTTGCTGGCACTGCTGCTCCTGCTCACGCCCGTCTGGGCGCTGGCGGAGGAAAGCATCCTGAAACAGGTGGACTGGACGCAGGTGGTCGTCTCCATCATCGGCGCGCTGGCGGCGGCTATGTCCGCCCTGCTGGCGCGGGTATGGACGCGCTACGTGCGCCCATGGCTGGAAAAGCGGGATATGATCGACGCGGCGAAGATCGCCGTGGAAGCCGCGGAAGCCATGCTGGGCCGGTATCTGGGGGAAGACAAATGGGCATATGCGTTGAACAGAATGAAAGATATGGGATTTAGCATCGAATCGGAGGTCGTGCTGGACGCGCTGAAAGCCGCATGGAAACAGCTCGATTTGAAGCAGCTCGCCTCCGGGGAGAAGACGAAACCGCCTGAAGAATCCTCCGCTGCCGATCCTGCCGAGGTCGCGGAGGGCTAACCCATGGAGCACGGGCGGCAGGATTACGAGAGGGTCATTGATCTGTGGGTGCGCAGTGAGCGCGACCGCAGAGCGCTGAAACGTAAATACCTCGACGGCATCTGCTATGAGCAGATCGCCGACGAGCTCGGGATCAGCCCTAGAACCGTGCAAAACATCGTCAACAGGTGGCGGGGAACAGTAGAACGCCACCTGTAAAAACCAACGCCGGGGATCATTCCCCGGCGTTTTTTTGCTGCATTAATTCGTCCATCTGACACCCAAGCGTCTGCGCCATCAGGCTCAGCGCGTGGGAGGACGGAGAACAAAACCCGTGCTCCCAGCGGGAAATTGCCAGCGGCTTGCATCCGACTGCTTCCGCCAGCTGGGCTTGGGTCAGCCCGGCGGCGATCCGGGCGGCGGCGATGGGACTTTGTGCGCCACGGGCGCGGGGACTAGTTCTGGCCATAGGGTTCCTCCTTTTTTTGCTTTGCGCGGCGATTGCGGTAGTAGAGCCTGTTGTATGCATTATCATATAGACCGGCACAAACATCATGCCACTGCCCGCTGCTCATTGCCGATAATACGGCGGATGGGTCAACATTGGGGAGTACCGTCCAGCCGCGGAAGGCTTGAGCCGTAGAGAGCGCGCTGGCGGCAGAATTGACGTTGGGAAACTCCTCCGGGTGCTCCCGGAGAAACTGCCGAACGTTGGTGACCTCATAAATCTGGCCGTCCGGCGAGCGGAGGCGGAAGAACTTGCGGATCCTTGAGGGGGTAGGGTACTCTACATGGCCGTCCAACGTCTCCCGGGAAACCACCTGCCACCCGGCAGTGCCGCCGTTTTTGTAAAGGAGCAGGATCGCGGTCTTGGGCTTGGGAAAATAACCCGGATGATCGTCCATAAACGCCTGAAGGTTGTCCGTCTTGTAGTACTCGCCTTTTGGGGAGCGGAGCACCCAACGCCTGTATTGAGGTTTAGCCTTGGCGGGATCATTTTTTCGCTCCGCTTCCGCTTTCCGCCGACATTCCATCGAGCAATAAAGGCGCTGGTGTTTATTGAGCTCACAGCCGCATACCTCACATACACGGACGCGGCTTTCGACGGCTTTTTTGTAGACTTCCGCCCGGATGGGTCTGCGCCTTTCGTTGATCGCGTCTTTGTGCTGATGGTAGCGCCGGAGAGCGTCCTCCTTCCAGATCTCCTTAGCACAGGCGGGACAGTAACGCTGGAGGCCTCCATCCACGATATACTCCGCGCCACAGCGCTCACAGCGCGACACGCTGCCGATCTGCCGCGCGTGCCCTGCCTTTCGGCGTTGATAATGCTCCGCATTATGCTTGCGGTCGGCTTCCGCCTGACACTCCGGGCAGCGGTAGGAGCGCGGGTAGCCGTAAAAGGTGGAGCCACAGTCGGCGCATACTTTCGGCTTCGGCTGCTGGTGGTTGCCGGGAAGCTTCCCCAGCTGGGCCCGCGCGGCCTTCTCGCGCTGGCCCAGCGCGACCTGCCGACAATGCGGCGAACAGTAAAAGCGGTGGCGGCCGGTGAGCTCCCGGCCGCACACTTCACAGGTTCTCATTTTATGCCCGTGTGCCTTCCCGGACGATGATCTCATCCTGACAATAATCATCATCCGTGGTACACACGGCGATGCGGACTTCCAGCCCGTCGTTCTCGGGTTTCTTGGCCTCCTGCCGGGCCATGCGGAGCGCCTCGCGCTTCACGGTGCTGCCGTTATCGGAGGCGTAGTTGCTGCCGACCTGTACCGCGTACCAATTCCTGCTCATCGTTTTATCTCCCATGCCCGGCGGCTTGTTCCGCCCGCGGCTCCTTCTTGATTACGATATTATTATATATCAAAAATGATAAATAGTCAAGGAGAAAATCGAAATTTCTTAGACTTTTTTTGAATCGAGGAGCCGGTTGATCTCCGACAGCCGCTCATATAACCTGCGTTTTTCCGCCACCAGCGCCGCCCGGTCGAGTTTCTGGAGATCATTCGCGGGCTCCGGCTCCTGCCGGGACTCCTGGGGTTGCTCCGGCGACTGCTCACGCCGGTAGGTAATCTTGTACTCGTCGGCGTTGCTGCGGATGAGCCGCTGGGCCTTTTTGAGGGGGACGCGGTACAGCTCCACAACGCATCCAGCCGGGATGATGGTCATCCAGTTCATGTGGCTGCCACCGCTCCGGGGCTGACCACAGGTAAAGGCCACGCCGGGGCCGATCATCGCCCCGCTGTCGCGCCCTGTGGCTTTGGCTATCGTCAGGCCGCTAAGGGAGATCGCTCCCCGAACGGCGGAGACGTTGTGGAGGTATTCCACGACCACTGTCGCCGTTTCTTCCGCCGGGGCCACGTCCGTCTCGCCGTAGATATCCATCAGGAGCTTTCGCGCCGCCGGAAGCGCCTCCGACGGGATCACCCAGCGCCGGGAACCAGCGTCCCACCTGCCGCCCATGAGGCGGATCCGGCGGACGAACACGGAGCTATATGGGCTGGTGATGTAGGCCTTGCCGTCTCTGGTCTCAATGGAGATCGCGCTCATGCTCAATGCCGCTCCTTCCGGATCTCGCCGGTCTCGTCGATGACCAGCGTGTAACTGCGCTTGCCGTCGTGGTAGTCCTGCTTCCATTGGCCGTCGTAGTAGGGCGCGCCGTCAAACACGATCTCGTCCGCCTCCTCCATGGTGACGTTGCCGTACAGCCAGTCGTCCACCAGCTCGACCATATCCTCGGCGGTGGTGATCTCCTGCTCGTAGGTTTCCATTGTGTTTCTCCTTCTGCCGGGCTTTGGCCCGCCCGGCGGGGGCGTTGATCGTCTTAGTCGTTGACCCATCCCCAGCGGTCGAACCACTTTTTGGGAGCCTCCACGTAGTAGCTGTACTCGCCAGCGGCGTAGATGCGCTCCACCTGTACGTCGTCGGGCTCACACACATCCGCCAGCGCGTCCAGCTCAGGGATCAGGGTCTCGGTGGTCACGTGTACGCCGTGGCCTTCGTCCGTGATGGGGTTCCGGCTGATCTCCATACCGTACTTTTTGGCGATCTCTTTCAGCTCTTTGATGTTCATCGTCCTATCTCCCATGCCCGGCGGCTTATCCCGCCCGCGGCCCCCTCTTGATTACGTACTTATTATATATCAAAAATGATAAATAGTCAAGAGAAAATTCAAATTTTCTGAAAGTTTTTTGAGTTCTCTTTCCCCGTACCCCGTCAGTTTTCGGGGTACGGGCTGTCCATCTGGAGGGGCTCGTCCGGGTGATAGCTGCGCCACGAGTCGTAGAGATCCAGCGCGCCGATCCTCATCCCGCCGATCATCACCGCGCCCATATCGCCGATCAGGGCCTGACAGATGGCCGTGGCCTGTTCCACGGTCAAACTGTCGAAAAATATCCGCCGGGCTTCCCGCTCCATCACGTAGAGCGCGTCGGCCACCAGATACTCCCACTCGTCGGGGCCGTCGTCCACCCGCTGGCCCGCCGTAAAGATGTTAAAGGATTCGCCGTCGTCCCAGATCTTGGCGATCCGGGGAAGGTATTCCTTCACCCGCTCGTCGTTGAGGGTGTAGACGTAGAGTTCTCCGTTCCGGGCCTTGATGGATTCCACCAGTTTTTCCAAAGTCGTCATGATCTTTCCTCCTTGCGTGTTATCGGTCTAAGAGTTTCTGCTGATAGTCGCTTTCGGCGACATTGATCTTGAGTGCGGTCATCACGCTGCCGACCCGGCTCTGCATGGTCGCGTCGGCCCGGACGAGCTGGAAACAGTCGATGATATCACCGGCGTAGGGGGCGTTCACAAGCGCCTCCCGGACGCGGGTCAGCTTGGCGATCAGCGCGTCCACCTTTTCAGCGGGGACGACCTTCCGGGACTCTTTGTCGGAGTAGTCGATCATGAAGTCGATGGTCTCCAAGGTGGTCTTCTGGATCTCTTCCGCCCACTTGATCTGCTTCTCAGTACCTCGCATCGTCCTGATCTCCCATGCCCGGCGGCTTATCCCGCCCGCGGCCCTTCCTTGATTACGGTATTATTATATATCATAAATGATAAATAGTCAAGAGTAAATTTCAATTTTTGCCTGTTTTTTTCTGGATTTTTGTACCAAAAATGCTGAAAATTTGCCCCTTCCTTTCATGGCGCTCTCTCCCCTTCTGTGGGAAGATATCCCCAGAAGGGAGCGTGAAAACATGGCGAATTTCCCACCCTACCAAATGCCACAGACCTACCAGCCGCCCATGTATCAGGCGGCGTATCAACAGCCCGCCTATCAGCCCGCCCAACAGGCCCAGAGCGGCCTCAGCGGTCGCATGGTCACCAGCCGGGAGGAGGCGCTGGGCGTGCCGGTGGATTTCATGGGCGGATTGATGATCTTCCCGGACGTGAGTCACGGCGCGATCTACACCAAGCTGTTTAACAGCCAGACGGGCCAGACCGATTTTGCGGAGTACCGCCGGGTCGCCCGGCCCGAGCCCAAGACAGAGGCCCCGGAGGCCTACGCGCTGGAAAGCGACGTACAGGCCCTGCGGGATCAGGTGGCGGAGCTGACGGGCCAGATCGACGCACTCAAGACGCGTCGCCGCGCACAGAAGGAGGCGGCGGCGGATGAATAACCCCCTCATGATGCTTTTGCAGGCCGCACAAAACAGACTGGATCCCATACAGATCCTCAGTCAGTTGGCCGGATGCAACCCAATGATAGCCCAAACCCTAAAAATGGTACAGGGTAAGACTCCTGACCAGCTCCGCCAGTTGGCGGAAAACATGGCCCGGGAGCGGGGAACAAGCCCGGAGGCGATCCTCCGGGGGCTGGGTATCAGATCATGAAGCACCCGCGGGAGCGCGCGGCCCGCGCTGCGAATATAAGATAAGGAGCGATAACACTATGGCGGATAATGATTTTTCCAGCGGCTACGCGGTAGGCGTAAGCGAGGGCCGAAACAACTCCAACGGGATGTTCGGCGATGGGAACTGGCTCTGGATCATCGTGGTCTTTGCCCTGCTGTTTGGCTGGGGTAACGGCGGCTTCGGCGGTAACCGGGGCGGACAGGGCTCGGCGATGGACGGCTACGTCCTCACCAGCGACTTCGCAAACCTCGAACGGAAGATCGACGGAGTCAATAACGGACTCTGCGACGGCCTGTATGCTCAGGCTCAGCTGGTAAACGGTGTTCAGCAGAGCATGGCCAACGGCTTTGCTCAGGCGGAGCTTTCTCGCTCTAACCAGCAGGCGGCCCTCATGCACCAGCTCTACACCATGGGCGCGGCCAATCAGCAGTGCTGCTGCGAGACCCAGCGCCAGATGGAGCGGGGCTTTGCGGACATCAACTACAATATGGCCACTCAGGCGTGCGATACCCGTAACACCGTCCAGACGGCAGCCCGGGATATCATCGACGCTCAGAGCGCCGGGACCCGCGCCGTGCTGGATTTCCTCACTCAGGATAAGCTGGCGACCCTGCAGGCCGAGAACCAGTCTCTCAAGCTGGCGGCCAGTCAGGCCAACCAGAACAACTATCTGGCGGGCGTGATGAGTCAGGAGACCAACCGGATCATCAATCGGGTGGCCCCCTACCCTGTCCCTGCCTATCAGGTAGCCAATCCTCTGGCCGGTTGCGGCTGTAACTCGGGCTATAACGGCTGCGGCTGCTGCTGATCCCCGTAAGGGTGACAATTCGGGGCGGGAGCAATCCCGCCCCTGAGAAAGGAATGAACATCATGGCCTGTAAAACTGTTTGTCGGCTCTGCGACCGGCTGGTGATCTCTCAGGCGGTCACCTTCGCGGGCGGAGCGCTGACCATCAACCTCCCGGCGGGAAACTACCGAAACGGCCAGAAGTACTGCATCGTCGTGGCTCAGTCCATCCCGGACGCCGCCACCATCAACGCGCCCGTAGTCGTCACCATCGGCACGGGGACGGCCCAGTACCCGCTGACCAAGTGTAACTGCGCACAGGTCACGGCCTGCGGCATCCGCACGCGCACCAAGTACTCCGCCGTCGTCGTCACCACGGCCACCGGCGGGACGTTCCGCTTGCTGGGCCGCCCGGCTTGCGCGCCGAACAACGCCCTTGAGTCCATCAACGGGACGGCACCCGCCGCTGAGGCAGGAGGTGGCACGACGTGAATGGTATCACCATGAGGATGCTCACCCGCCCCCGCGAGGAGGACGGGGAGGAACGCCGCCCGGAGGAGACTCGCAGACGGAGGGAACGCGACTGGCCGGAAGAGCGGCGCACGGAGGCCTACGGCTACCCGATGGAGCGCCGCATGACGGCGGATCCCTATCGGCATCAGCCGGACTACACGGAGCCGCCACGGGCGGGTCTCTATGACGGAGGCCGCCTCGGCTTCGGTGCCGCCCACTACGACGGCGGGCTGAGCCACGCGGACGATCACAAGCCAACGGCCATCAAGGCCACCGGCACGGTCTGGATGGACTCCCCCACAGCGGCGGAGGAATCCTCCGGCGAGATCGACCAAGAGTCGGCCATGCGCTGGGTGCAGAGCATGGAGGGGACGGATCCCAACCATCCCCGCGGCGGGAAGTGGTCGCCAGAAGCGCTGAAACCTCTGGCGCAAAAGGAGGGCTTTCCCACCGACGGCCCGGAGTTCTGGGCCTTCTATGCGGTGGCCAACGCCATGTACAGCGACTACGCCGCTACGGCCAAGCGCTACGGCATCCATAGCCCGGATTTCTACGCGGACATGGCCGCCGACTTCATCCGCGACTCGGACGCACAGCCGGACAAGGTCGAGCGCTACATGCGCTATATCGTCCGCAAATAACAAGACCCCCTGCCACATCGGCAGGGGGAATTTTTATGCCGCCAGTTGAAATATCGCGCATCCATGATATAATAAGAAAGTCATGCAAGACTCCGTTGCGTTGGTGCAAAGGTTCGGATTATGCCGGGCTTGGTGTACCACATCCACCAAACCCGAACCAGAAATCTCATCCCCACGGCCCGCCAGATTGTAGGCCACGAGGACAGAGACCTTCTGGTTCGGGTTTTGTTGTACGATAATCTTATTCACCAACATATCGATCACATTTCGCATATAATCCTCATCCTCCAGACATCCGTCCGCAAAACAGGATAGCCACCGCAGAATATCCACCTCCGTCAGCTCGGGCGCGCCGCGCTGCTCCTCGGCCAGCTCGGCGGCGATGCTGGCTTTGCGTCCCTCCAGTTCGTTGATGCGCCCCACCAGCGTGGCGGAGACCGCGCCCTGCTCCACCATGCGCAGGAGGTTGTCCAGTGACCGCGTCACCTCGTCCAGCTGGCGGCGGAGGGACACGGCGGCGCTGTCGTCCTCGGCCTGACGCTGATATTCAGCCGCGGCGGCGTGGGCCAGCGCCTTGATGTTGTCCGGGCTTAACAGCGTCCGGGCGTGCTCCACCACCAACCGCTCCAAGTCGTCCTTGCGGAGGGTGGGCATCTTGCACCCGAGGCGGCGCTTGCGCCCGCTGCACGCGTAGTAGTAGTACCGCGTCCCGGAGTGGTTGTGGCCGCTCTCCCCCGCCATGGGCTTGCCGCACGCGTCACAGTAGAGCTTCGTGCTCAACAGATAGTTGATCGTGGCCTTGGTGCGCCCGGGGGCCGTCGTGTTTTTGCGGAGCCGCTCCTGTACCCGGCGGAAGGTGCCGGGGTCGACGATGGGCGGGACTTGCCCCACCAGCTCCACCTCGCCATTATAATGATAGGTGCCGATGTACTTCCTGTTGGACAGCAACGCGTTAAAGGATGAGCGGTTGAACGCCTTCCCGGCACGGGTGCGATAGCCCTGCGCATTCAGCTCGTCCGCGATCCGGGCGAGGCTCATGCCATCGGCGTAGCGCTCAAAGGCCAGCCGGACGGCGGGAGCGGTGGCCGGGTCGATCTGTAGCCGCTTATCAACGGACACATAGCCAAGCGGGATGGTGCCGCCGGTGGACAGGGCCTTGGTGGCGTTCTCGTGCATCCCGCGCGTCACGTCCTGTGCGAGGGATTTGCTATAGAACTCGTCGAGGCTCTCAAAGATGCCCTCGATCAGCGCGCCCTCCGGGTTGGCGCTGATGGGCTCGCACGCGCTGACCACCTTCACGCCATTCTGCCGGAGCCGGGCCTTGTAGACGGCGCTGTCGTACCGATTCCGGGCGAATCGGCTGAACTTGTAGACGATGACCACCTCAAAGCCCCGGCGGCTGCTGTCGCGGATCATCCGCTGGAAATCCTCCCGGCGCTCCACGTCCCGGCTGGCGGACAGGGCGCGGTCGGTGTACGTGTCCACGACCTCGTAGCCCTCCCGGGCCGCGAACTCCTGACAGACCCGGAGCTGCCCCTCGATGCTGATCTCCTGCTGCTTCTCACTGGAGTAACGGGCGTAAATAACAGCTTTCATACGCTCACCCTCTGACCGGCGAGCCGATTGCCGCGTGGCCGTAGCGGATCAATCCACGATCCCCGCCGGTCACGTCCCAAGCAAACCATAGACAGATGACGACCAAGATCACAAGCAAGGCCAGCGCCACCACGCGCCAGACGCGCATTTGCTTTACTTCGGCGCGGAGGTGCTGCTCCCGCGCCTCGATCTCCGCGGCGTGGGCCTCTTTCAGGTTTTCCAGCGTGACGGCGGCGTTCCGTTCCATTACTTCCATTTCCCGCCGGTGGGCGGCCTTCATATCGGGAACGTACTCGCTGCCATAGCTGGGCTCGGGCTGGGGATCCTCCACTTCCTCCGGCGGAGGATCCAGCGGAATGCCCAGCGCCGAACAGATCGAGAAGACCCGGTCAAAGGCGGGAACCGTCGAAGTATTCAAGAAGTTGTCGATGGTGCCTTTCGAGTTTATGGTCAGATCAGCCAGTTTTTGGGAGGATATGCCCTGCCGGGCCATTTCCGCCCTGACGTGCTCCCGGAGCGCGTCCATATCATACGGCTGCATAGGATCCTGTTCGGTTTTTTCCATGTTTCTGTCCTCTTTCCCCTAGAAAAATTTGTCGAACGCTGGCGACCGCCAGAAAGATGGGATTGCGTCCGCGCATAACGACGTGATACACCAGTATCAGCAACGGCCAGCGCTTGCACTGGCTCCATTATAGGACGAATCGCCCGGAAATACAAGAGGAAAGGACGGAGGAATCACATGACAAATTATCAGGAGGAGATCCTGCGGATGGTGAAGGAGATCCGCACGCCGGAGATCCTGCGGAAGATCTACCGCGTCGTGCGGATGATGTACCGGGCGGAGGTGGGCCGATGAGCGCCGACGACCGCGCCCGCGTGCTGGCGCTGCTGGAAAGTTTGTGCCAATTAGACCTGTACAAGGTGGAAATTTATGCCGAGACGCTGCTGGAAATACACGGGGGGATTGCCAAAGCGACGGAGGAAGCGTAAAATAAGTGAAAACTGAAAAGGGAGTGGGACAATGAAACGATTCTTGGCGGCGCTGCTCTGCGCCGTGGTGCTCTGCGCGGCTGCGCCCGCCGTCGCATTGGAGCCAGTATGGATGACGCTGCGGGACTATCACTGGGTGACGATCGGAGACTACCACCTCACTCTCCCAGACGGAATGGTGCTCGTCGCAGAAAAAAAGGACAATAGCTCGATCACCCAAAACTACGCGCTGGAGAACGGAGCGGAAGGAGAAATAACAGACATTATGCTGTCTGTACGCCGATATACAGAGTTAGAGACACTCTATCCGACGGAAAACGAGTGGAAAACCATGTTTGACGGGGAGCTGGTGCCAGGACTAGAAAATATGACGCGCCTCACAGAAACGGAAACGAACTCATTTAATATTGATGAGCTCCTGTTTGCCCGTGCGGAGCTGAAAGGGACGGAAGGAAGATATTATAACGTCTGCTTGGTGAGGGGAAAGAAAACGGTGCTTAACATCGTCGCCATCGGCGACGACCCCATCGAAGGCGAAACAACAATGGAAAACAACCTCTACTACGGCGACGAATACGGCTATTCTCCCATCAATTACAAGGAGATCAGGCGCTATCCAGATCGCTACTACGGCTTCCACGCCATCGTCGAGGGCGAAGTTACCCAAGTCATGGGTTCGCGGGAAAAAGGCTTTGAGCTGCGCGTGGCCACAGCAAAAGGCGAGAAAGACGAGCTCGTGATCTACGTGCCACAAATCGCCATGCCGGACTACAACTTTTTGGACGGCGACAAGATCAAGGCCTATGTCGTCCTCCAAGGAGAGGAAAGCTTTACGACCGTAGCCGGAGCCACGGTCACCGTCCCATACGCGGGCGCGATGGGAATCGGGCTGAAAGACAAATAGCATCCACCCCCAACAGGGAAGACCCCCGGACACTACGTCCGGGGGTCTTCTTTTTGCGTTTGGCTGTCCAGATACGCCAGAAATGCTTCCGCCAAGTCCGGCGGCATGTTGACCACGAATCTGACCAGCCGCTTTTTGGACTCGCTCTGGCCCTCCATGGTGCGGGTGATGGACTGGATGTCGCTGCTCACCTGCGGGTCGATCATCTCCCCCTCGCCGGTCTCCAACCACCGGCGGGAGATACCGAACTCGGAACAGATCAGGCGGAGAACCTGCTCAGATGGTGCGCGATCTCCGCTTTCGATTCGCGAGATCGCCGCGCCGGTCACTCCGACCTTATCGCCAAAGGCTGCTTGATTCAGCCCGGACGCGAGCCGCACCTCTTTGATCCTGTCTTTCAATGCCCTACCTCCCTTCGTCAAATATTATACCAAAAAAATTTACCTGAGTCAAGAAAAATGCTTGACAATCTTACCAGAGTCATATATAATTGTACCAGAGTCAAGAGAGAGGAGGCGGACAGGATGAGTAAAGACAGTATCGCCAGCGTCATCATGGCCAAGGCGGCGGAGATGACCGACCGGGAAGCGGAACTGGCCATGGCGGTAGCCGCCGCCATGCAGAGCGGCTACGAGCTGGGCCGACTGAGCGCCCAGAAGGACGATAACAAGGCCAGCGCGTGACGCTGGCGGAGGGAGGGAATAGGACATGTTCAACCAAGCCCGATTCGACCTCATCCTCGCACTGACGGGGGAGAAGATGATCGACGCGGCGGAGGCGATGGGGATCTCCATGGCCTCCCTGTACAACAAGCGCCATGGAAAAAACGACTTCACCAGCCGGGAGATCGAGGCGTTCTGCCGCCACTATATGGTCAGCCCCATGGACGTATTTTTCGAGGGGCTGGAGGACGACCTGCGGAAGGCGCGGAGCCATGACAAGGAGGGTGAGCGAAGCGAACCGAGGACGAGGACAGCCCCGAAGGGGCTACCGCAGGACGAAGCCCACGACACGCCGGAGGCGTGGGGCGGGCCGAAAAAGGGGGCGAAAGCATGACAGAGCTGCGAATGCGGTCGTACCGCCAGCGGGCGGCGCTGAGCCTGTGGACAGGCCCGGCTATCTATCACGGCATCGAGATTATCCCCCGGACGGGCCTCAACCTGCTGCGCTACAAGCGCCGTCTGCGGCGGATGGCCGCGCCGGTGTGCCCGCCGGATAAGACTTGGGAGGTCGTGCTGCTGTTCATGGCGGCGGTGGGAATGTTTCTCTACGCCTTCCTGCGGTGGTGGCTCCTATGATAAAGAGCCATGACTTTCTCCATGCCGTGCCGGGCCAGATGGCGACCCGCTTTGACCTCGGGACTCACCTCTTTGCGCCGGACACGGTCACTGCTCCACGCCATACCTGCGCCGACCCGCGAAAAATCCGAAGCGTCAAGACGCTGGAAAGCCAGCTCTGCTACAACGCCCGCTACACGGTGGACATACGCGGGCGGAAAACGGCGGATAACGGGCGGACGAACCAACGGTGGGCGCTGAACCTCGGAGCCTGTATCGAGTGCGAGAGCCCCTGCGAGTACGGGATGGAGCGGCTGCGGCGGCTCAAGATCCACGAGCTGCTGGAACTGGGCTGCGGGGCTGACTGCCTCACCTGCCCGGAGCCCTGCCGGGTGTACAAACTGGCCGTCGGGAAGATCGCCGCCGAGGAGATTCAGAAGGCCGTGAAACGGAAACAGGCCGAGGCCTTCGCCCGGGCGGCGCTGGCTCAATATCTGCCGGAGGGCGAGAAGCGCCAAGACCGAGAACAGCCCCCAAAAGGGAGAGCCCACAGACGGAGACCCGCGACGGTCAGCGGTGCGGGCGTGGAGCGGGCCGAAAAAAAGGAGGAGACCCCATGAGCACGATGGCCTTGGACACACAGGCCCGGACGATCCTCGCACAGGACACCGCCAGAGCCGCCATGAGGGTGATCCAGTCCCCGGCCTATCTGGACGAGTGCGAAGCGTGGGCCCAGAAGTGGTGGGGCCTCCCCTACGCCGTGGTGCGCCGGAAGACCCCGGAGGAGCTGGAACCCCAGCTGACGGCGTGGCTCGACACCCTGCGCCGCCCGGAGCCGGTGCTCTGCGGGAACGTGGAGGTCATCCCCTTTGAGCGGGGATAACATGGGGCTGGGAGTTCATCAGGGAAAGAACGTCGCCGAAATGCGCGCGGCTGTGCTAACGCGGCGAAGGTGCGGGTTCGACACCCGCCCGCCCCACCACGGTGCGTCTGGTCAACGTGCCGGTTGTCAGTCCCTCCTTGAGAGGGGGAAACTCTCCTTCCGATGTGTGACAAAGCGGAAAGACGCTTGGCGGCCCGGACAGACGGGCACGTAAAGAGGGTGCGGAGCACCAACATGGGGCTGGGAGTTCATCAGGGGAAGAACGTCGCCGAAATGCGCGCGGCTGTGCTAACGCGGCGAAGGTGCGGGTTCGACACCCGCCCGCCCCACCAACCCCGGGCTGGGCACACCCGGGTAGCACCTCAGGCATGGGGTGCCATCACCTCCTAGGGGCATGACCCCGACCCTACCCCTTCACCATCTTTTCGGGGCGGGCGGCCCTCTGGCGCGCGGCGGACTGGTACGTCACCGGCGCTCTAAGAGGGCCTATTTTATGGGGCCAAAAAAGGCCCCGGCGAAAACGCCGAGGCCCGAACCAAAGGAACTAGGACTCTTGTATTATACCACGAAAAAACCGGGAAATCAAATCAAGGGAGGAAGGACGATGGAACAAAGGAAATGCCGCCGCTGCGGCCATACCATGGCGCGAATCATCACCCAGACCATAAAGCCGGGCGGAAGCAGCTGGAAGGCCTGTTACACATGCCTCAGCTGCGGCCACAAGATCGCGGCTGCGCCAGCTGGGAGCCAAGCGGAGGCGGAAAAGGGGCTGGAAGACTTCGCGATCATGATTGACCAAGGATATGAGGCCGCCGGACGTTCCGACGCGACCATCAAGCCCCAACCAGCGGAAGCCGACCGGGCGCTGACCGCCTACGGCCTCTACTGCCAGCTGTGCGAGATGCTGACCGGGAAACCCATTGCCAAGCTGGACGAGCTGCTGACCGCCGCCAAAAAGGCCCGGCGGGAGCTGGCTATCAGTGATGGCGCGTACAAACAATGCGAAGCAGAAAACACCAAGCTGAAAGAGATGGCGGCGGAGGATATTCTGCAGGCGGCACTGAGCGGCTACCCATGCGACAGCTGCATCAACAACACGCTGGATGTGCGGTGCGAATGCGATAACTGTGCGGACTGCGAGCACCATTGCACCTGCTACGAGTGCCACGACAATGAGAGCTTTGCATGGAGGGGCGGGAAATGAGAGACCTGATTGAACGCAAAGAAGCCATAGAAGCGATCAATAAGTATGGAAAAGATGCGGTATCTGCCGGAAGGAAGCATCTTGACCCGGCGGATGACATCGTCGAGATGGTACGCGTGATAGACGCGCTCCCCGCTGTTGACGCTGCGCCGGTGGTGCATGGCACATGGATGAATAACGGAATACATGGTTCGGCACTTTGCCGTTGCTCTGAGTGCCATTATGATGCAGTTGCTTATAGTTTCCACTATTGTCCCATGTGCGGCGCGAAGATGGACGGGGAGGGTGATGCCAAATGACCGAAACGCCGAAATGCCCCTATTGCGGGGGAGAAATGGCCTTGAGAGTCTACGAGGAACAAAAAAACAAATGGAGCGCCTGGTATATCTGTAAAGAATGTTTTCGATGGGACCGCTTGCCAGCGAATGCGAAGGAAAAAAGCTATGCGGAAGAAGTGGCTATCGTCTCTACCCTCCACCGCGCCGAGCCGGAAATGAGACCGCTGACGCTGGAAGAAATCATTGCGGAATTAGAAAATAAAGGGTGGGATGTTGTGTGGATGGAATGCCCAGCTTTGAGGGATGCGGTACCAATGCGCCCGAGCCACAGACGAGGAGATGAAGCCTTTTTCCTTGCACCGTATATACGAGCATGCACAGAAGCCATATCAAATTACAGCAAAACTTGGCGCTGCTGGCCCCGGAAGCCTACGCCGGAGCAGATGGTGGCGGAGAAATGGGAGGAATGAGCATGGACTGGATCAGTGTTAAGGACAGGCTTCCAGAGAGGGAACAACATGACTATGTCTTGGTTTGTTGCACCATGAATGTGACGAGCACTTAACTATGAGAATGCTGTTACGATGGCGTATGTCTGTGAGGCGGGGTTCATGGATGTGGAACTGAACGAGGTTATTACCAGGGGCGTCACCCACTGGATGCCCCTGCCAACAGCCCCAAAGGAGGATTGAACCATGAAAAAGAAACATGCCCTCATTGCCCTATGCGCCGCCATGCTCCTGCTGCTTTGCGGATGCTCGGAAGCCTCAAAAGCAAATTGGAATATCTCCAAGCAGGCGGATTATTTTGAGGCCGAGCGGAAAATCACGGTCTACAATGCCCGGACGGATAAAATCATACTGGAAGTTGAGGGCTACATGGCGATCAGCAATAACGATAATAACGAGCTGGTTGTTACGGTGAAAGTTGGCCCGGGAACCTATAAAAAGAACTATGTATACCTGAACGATTATACCATGTACGTCGTGGAGGACATCACCGGGACGCATACAGACCCGTATCATTATCGCCTGTATTTCCACGTCGAGCCGCCCCTGTACGTGGAAACCAAACCATAAGGAGGCCCGCCCATGAACCCATACAGAATCAGCTCTGCCGCCCTTGTGCTGGCGCTGGCGGCTATCGCCCTGACCGTGTGCGCGGGGCTGGCTGCCGGGCGGAACATGTGGCCGTGGATCGTCAGCTACTGGGCGGTGCTGACGGCCAAAAATATCGTGGACTGGATAGGGAGGGAAAAAGAATGACCATCAAAGGGCTGCAAAAGCTGATCGGAAAGAATGCCGACAACCTGACGCTCATCAACTGCTACGGAGGTGGGGACATGATCGTCCGCCAGCACCTGAGCGTGTGGGGGCGGGCGATCTACCCCATGGACGGACTGCCCGTCATGGACGAGGAGACGCTGCTGGCGGTGCTGGACGTGCCCCGGGAAAAGTGGAAAGACTGCCAAGTGCTGACGGCGGACGCGGACAGCACCCTTCTGACGGCGATGATGGAGGACAACATGGACAGCGACCGCCCGCTGGAGGAGATGGGCATTCAGCTCATCACCGGCGGCGGGGAGTACAAGTTTCTGCTGGAGCCGCTGCGGGACGAGTGCTATGCCATCCGCCCGGAATACCTGAAGCCCATCGGACTGACCAGCGAGCACACGTACTGGCTGCGGGAGACCGGCTGGGACGACAAGACCGGCGAGGCCAAGCGCGTGATCGTCGTCAAGCTGGGGATGCAGAACGTGGCCGCCATCGCCCAGAACATCGACTGGGGAAGCGACGAGAAGACCGCGGCCCAGCTGGGCCGGATCTGCGACAAGGCCCGCGCCATCCAGCGGGAGCGGGCGCTGTATGCCGGGGAGGAAAAAGAGGAATGACCATCACCGAGGCCACCCGCCGAGCCATGGCGGAGGGAAAGAACATTGCCCGGCGCTGGTACGACCGGCGGATCATCATCAAGCCGGAAACCTCGCCGGACTGCTGCCTGATCTGGGTGGAAGGGAGTAAACGCCCGCCAGCCGTGCGGTGGAACCCGGACGCGGACGACCTGACCTCCGACAGCTGGGAAGTCACGGGAGACTGGTATGAGCCGTGAGGCGGAGAAAAAATCTCTATATAATGTAGAAACACCTGACAGGGAGACGGACAAGCCGAGAAATGATCCTCCGCTGTGCTGCCAGCGCTGCGCCCACCACCGCCCGACCTTCTTTCTCAAGATCGGGCTGGAATGCGCGGCCTTCGGCACGGTAGCGGGGGTGCTGGACGATAAGTGCGGGTTTTACGCGCCGAAATGACGCGGGGCGGATAGCGCCCTATACGACCCTGTAACACAATTAACTATACGCACATATGCACGGGTATGCATATATTCGGAGGGCGACCATCGGGAGCCGAGGCCGAGGACAGCCGCCAAGGCTCCCGGAGGCCGAAGCCCGCGACGCGAAGCGGGGCGGGCCGACAAAAGGGGGAGGGGGTACGCCCTAGGGCGACCGGGGGAAACGTCAGGTTTCCCCCACTCGCCCTGGGCCCTCCCGATAAGAGCCAAGAGGAAAGCAGGACAAGACCATGGGCTATTACGAGAAACGGATCCAGTCGGGGCCGTATCTGGAGGTGTACCGCTACCATGCCCTGCGGTCGCCGGGGAAACAGACCCCAAGGGGCCCGGTGGAGCGGGACACCACCGAGTATCAGGAGGAACTGAACTCCGTCGCCGCGTGGAAAAAGCTCCTCCGGCTGGTACTGTGTAATTTCAGCCGGGCGGCGGGCGACCTCTTTGTGACCGTCACCCACCGGGAGCGGATCACAGAGGCGGACGCTCTCCGGGAGGAGCGGAACCTGATCGCCCGGCTCAAGCGGCTGCGGAAGCGGCTGGGCCTCTCCGAGCTGAAGTATATCGCGGTCACGGAGGAACAGGGGCGCTGGCATACCCACCTGATCCTCAACGGCGGCCTGACGCTGGAACAACTGGTCAAGATCTGGGGCGACCGGGGCCGGGTGACGGTCTCCACGCTGGAAGACCAGAACAACTACCGGGAGCTGGCCCGCTACCTGACGACCGACCACAAGGAGTGCCGCCGGAAGACGGACGAGCACGGCGACCCGGCCCTCAAGACCCCGCGGCGGAAATATCAGCGACGCTGGCATGCCAGCCGAAATCTGGCCCGGCCCGTGGAGAAGGTCAAGCCAGCGCCAAAGCCCCGTCTGGGCGAGCCAAAGCCGCCAAAGGGCTACCGGCTCCTGCCGGACTGGCGCTTCGGCGTGGACGTGCTGGGCTATTACTACGTGGACTACGCCTGTATGGCGGAGAAATGGGAGCCGAAACCGCATAAAAAGGGTAAGCGCAGCGAACCGAGGCCGAGGACAGCCCCGAAGGGGATCCCACAGGCCGAAGCCCGCGACCTGAAAGGGGGCGGGCCGCAGAAGGGAGGAAAACGGAATGCCAAAAAATCCAAGGGAAGCCATCCCCGAGCCGACAAAGAGGGTGAGCGAAGCGAACCGAGGCCGAGGACAGCCGGAACGGATCCAGCAGGCCGAAGCTCGCGACCTTCTGGGGCGCGAGCCGACGGAAAGTGTGGAACAACAGCGGCTCTTCCAGTGGGCCCGGATGGCGGCGGGGGCGCGCCCGGAGCTCGACCTGCTCTACCACATCCCCAACGAGGGGAAGCGGAGCGTCAAGACCGGGGCCAGAATGAAGGCCGAGGGGCTGAAAAAGGGCGTGCCTGACGTGTGCCTGCCGGTGGCCCGGGGCGGCTGCCACGGCCTGTACATCGAGCTAAAGCGGGAGCGGAGCGGGCGCGCCACGCCGGAACAGGTGGCGTGGATGGACGCGCTCATGGCGGAGGGGTACGCCGTCAGCCTGTGCCACGGCTGGGAGCGGGCGGCGGAAGCCATCGAGGCCTATCTGGAGGGAGGCGGGGAGAGTGGAAAGTGAACATCCCTACCGCGCCGAGACTCACAAGCCCACAAACCCTGCCAAAGAGGCCCTGCGGGGCTACCGCTCCCTGCTGCGCCAGCGGGAGGAGGTGGAGCGGGAGGTGGAGGAGCACTACGCCCGGGCCACGTCCTGCACGGTGCGCCTCAAGCCCTACAAGGCGGCGGGCGGCGCTGCCAGCTACGATCGCATGGCGGACGACGCGATGAGCGCCGCGGATGCGCGTCAGGAGCTGGCAGCTCTGGACGAGGCGCTGGCCGTCGAGCTGCGCCGCCTCCGGGAGATGCTCACATGGCCGGAGACGGCCAACCAGCGGGAGGTCATCCTCCGGCGCTACCTGCGGGGCCAGCGCTGGGAGGCCATCGCCGCCGCCATGTGCTGCGACAAGGTCACCGCGTGGCGCTGGCACGGAGATGCGCTGGTCACGATCAACGCCAGACTGGCGGAGGAGGGACATCATGCGCCATAAACAGATCACCATGGGCGAGATCACGCCGGAGTATCAGGCGTTTACGGACAAGTTCAAGCCCAAATTGACCACGGACGACTGCTACACGCCTGACAACATCTACGAGGTGGTGCGGAGCTGGGTCTTTGAGCACTACGGCCTCTCAGCCGATACGCCCGTGGTGCGGCCCTTCTGGCCGGGCGGGGATTATCAGGCGGAGGAGCACCCGGATGGCTGCGTGGTCATCGACAACCCGCCCTTCTCCATCCTCGGGGAGATCGAGGCCTACTATCTGGACGCGGGGATCACGTTTTTCCTCTTTTCTCAGGGAATGACGCTATTTAAGCCGGATAAGCGGCTCCACTACATCATCGTCGGGGAGTCCATCACCTTTGCCAACGGGGCCAGCATCAACATCAATTTCGTCACCAGTCTTGGCGACTACCTGATCGAGACCGCGCCCGATCTCTACCAGAGGCTCAAGGAGGCCAACAAGGACAACCTCCGGGAGACGGTCAGGGAGCTGCCAAAGTACGCCTACCCGATGGAGGTCGTCACGGCGGCGCGCTGTAACTACTACGCCGCCCACGGAACAGCCTACAGGGTCAGGCCGGAGGAGGCCCATTTCGTGCGGAAGCTGGACGATCAGGAGCGGGCCGGGAAAACGATCTTCGGCGCTGGCTTCCTGCTCTCCGAGCGGGCTGCGGCGGAGAGGGCTGCGGCGGAGAGGGCTGCGGCGGAGAGGGCTGCCGCGGAAGCTGCGTCCGCCACCGTCTGGGCCTTGAGCGTCAGGGAAAAAGAGATCATCCGAACTTTGGGACAGCCGTAAAGTTGTAACGCCATGCAATGTTTTTTTTAGTATACTGGTATCAGGGATTCAAGGGGAGCGGCCTCACGGCTGGCTCCCTGTTTTGTTGGAGGCGGCTATGGACGGGACGGACTATGAGCGCCTGATGGCCCTGTGCGGGGAGATGGATCTGGGCGCGGAGCCGGAGCCGGAGAGACCGGCGGAGGAGCCGGAGGAAAAGGAGCCGGGGACGCGGCTGCGGATCCACACCGAGCGCGGTAAGGCGATCTTCGACAAGCGACGCTACACCTCCGAGACGGCTCTGATGGCCGCTGCGGACTGGTACTGGCGGCCCGGATGCGTCTACCACGTCCTCACCGGCGGCGACGTGGACTTCCTCACCTTCCTGCGCTTCGCCATGCGCCAACAACCGGCGGAGTACCTGATGGTCTCCAGCTGGTGCTACGGCGTGGAGGACGTGGCGGAGATCGCCTCGTGGGTCGACCGGGGCTACGTCCGGCGGCTGGATGCCTACATGGGAGAGATCGCGGCGGCCAGCTACGCGCTATGTCAGGAGGAGCTGGCGGCGGCTGCCGAGGCCACCGGCGGGCGCGTGGGCGTGTTCCGCAACCACTCCAAGGTGGCCGTCATCCTCGGCGACCGCTTCAGCTGCGCCATCACGTCCAGCGCCAACATCAACACCAACCCGCGGACGGAGAACACCGTCATCACCTGCGACCGTGACGTTGCCCTATGGTACAAGGCGTACTACGACGGCATTCATCCGTTTAACGGCTAACCGGAAGGATGGGAGCCGTATGAAACACGCTGAAAAGAATCCACACTACGACCGGGCGCGCCACAAAGCGTGGCGGGCGAAGGTGCTGCGCCGTGCTCATGGCCTGTGCGAGGAGTGCGCACGCTATGGCCGCGTCGGTAAGGACGGCCTGCCAATCCCGGCGACCGTCGCCCATCACATCCAGCACCTCGACGAGCACCCGGAGCTGGCCTACGTCGTCGCCAACGGCCGCGCCCTGTGCGCCGATTGCCACAACCGCGCGCACCCGGAAAAGGGCGGCCGGAGATACCCCCCCACCCCTAAAGCCAAATTTTGAGAGGGTGGCCGACCGGGGGAGTGCCTGTCTGTATATGCACGGGGAAATTTTGAGGAGAGGGGGTAAAGCCGAGGTGGAGCCAAAAACTTCCAATGACGCGCGCGCGCGAGCGCGCACGGACAAAGAGCCCGAAAAAGCCGGGGAAAAATCCGCAAGACGCACGCCGATGGAACGAAAAAAAAGGACGATCATCGAGCGGATGCAAAAGCTGGGGACGTACAAGCCGCAATACATGGAGGCCATCAATCGGACGGCGAAATTGTACGTGCAGATGGACGAGATCGAGGCGGCGTTCGAAAAATCCGGCGGGAACGTAGTCGTCACGCACACCAACAAGGCCGGAGCGAAAAATTTCGTCAAAAACCCTTTCTTACAGGCGCGAGACGAGGTCTACACGCAACTGCTTGCGCATGAGCGGGAGCTGGGGCTCACCCCTGCGGCGCTCAAACGGATCAATGAGGCGGCAATGGCAAAAGAAAAGAAAAGCACGCTAGGTGAGGCGTTGAAGGCGTTGAGCGGATGATGCGAGGCAAATATGCGGAGACGGTATGGGAATATGTGCAGAGCGTACTAAACGGGGAGCGGATAGCCTGCCGGGATCTGACGCTTGGGTGTAGGCGATTCGCGGAAATGGTGGAGAGCGGAAAGTACGACATCAAAACCAAGGACGCGGATTTTGTGATAGGAATCATTGAGGCGACGTTCAAACACAGACAAGGGGAAAACCTAAAGGGCGAGCCAATGCGGGGCAAGCCTTTTTTACTTGAGCCTTGGCAAAAGTTCTGCCTGTACGCCATGCTGATTTTCTTCAAGCCGGGGACGGAGGAGCGGCTGGTAAAAGAGGCGTTTATCTTCATCCCGCGGAAAAACAGCAAAACGCTTTTCGCGGCGGCGATTGCCTACGGGCTGGCGATCCTTGAGAGGGCCAGCGGGGCGAAGGTGTACGTAGTGGGCGCGGCCCTCAAACAGGCAATGGAGAGCTTCGACAACTGGAAATACAACATCGAAAACAGCTTGTACGGGAGCCGCAAAGAGGCGGAGGCGGACGGCTGGAAGATCCTAAACAACAGCTTCGGACACAGTATCAGTCATGAGAATCTAGCGGGCGGTTCGATCAGTCTAAACGCGCTGGCTTCCAATCCGGACAAACAGGACTCCTTTAACTGTAATATCGTCATCGCCGATGAAATCCACGCCTACAAAACACCGAAGCAGTACAACATCCTCAAAGAGGCCACAAAGGCGTACACAAATAAGCTGGTGATCGGTATCACAACGGCGGGCGACGACGGGACGGGATTCTGCGCCCAGCGCTTGGAGTACTGCCGCAAGATCCTAAACGGGACAGTGAAGGACGACGCGTATTTTATCTTCGTGTGCTGCGCCGATGCGGGCGAAGACGGAGAGGTAGACTTCACGTCGCCGATCCAGCACCAAAAAGCGAACCCCAACTACGGGATCACGATCCGGCCTGCGGACATCATGAACGATGCCCTGCAGGCCCAAAACGACCCGCAGCAGCGAAAGGATTTCTTTGCAAAGTCGCTAAACCGCTTCACGGCGGCGCTCAAGGCGTACTTTGACGTGGAGGAGTTCCGACGTAGCAACAGGCGGGCGGAGGAAGCGCTGGGGATCAAACCGGAATGGCCGACGGAGAGAAAAATGCGGGCGTTGGCAGCACTGCGCGCGGACTGGTACGGCGGCACAGACCTGTCAAAGTTGCACGACCTGACGGCGGCGGCACTGGTGGGACACTATAACGGGATCGATATCATCATCACCCATGCATGGTTCCCCATCGTAGCGGCGACTAAAAAAGCGGACGAGGACAATATTCCCCTGTTCGGCTGGCGGGACGATGGCTGGCTGGATATGTGCAACGCGCCGACCAACGACGCGACGACCGTCGTAAACTGGTACAAGGCCCGGAAAAAGGATGGATTCAAGATCCGTCAAGTCGGACACGATCGAAAGTTCTGCCGCGAATATTTCCTAGAAATGAAACGGGCGGGCTTCCGAATTGTCGATCAGCCGCAGTACTTTTACAAAAAGAGCGAAGGCTTCCGACACATCGAAAGTCAGGTGAAGAATAATCACCTGTATTACCTAGGAAGCGAGGCCTACGAGTACTGTGTGCAAAACGTCCGGGCCATCGAAAAAACGGACGACATGATCCAATACGAGAAGATCCAGCCACAGCACAGGATCGACCTGTTTGACGCGTCGGTCTTTGCGGTGATACGGATGCTGGAAGACATGGAGAGGATAAGCGATGCAAAAAGCTGGCTGGATGAGTAAATGGTTTCCCACCGGGCGAAGCAGAGACAAGCCCGGAAAATTGAAAAGGTCTGGGGTGCTTTGCTCGCCGGACGTGTGGACGATCCTGTGCGGGGACGGCTACAAGCCGGTCACCTCCTGCCCGGAGGTGCAGATGTGCGCCGGTGTGTATGCTGACCTGATCTCCTGCATGACGATCCATCTAATGCAGAATACGGATCAGGGCGACGTGCGGATCAAAAACGAACTTGCCAAAAAGCTCGACATATCGCCAAACAAGGACATGACGCGGAGTACGTTCATGTCCTTACTGGTTTCTACGCTGATTCTGCACGGAAATCAGGTGACGATTCCTCGGTACAACGGCGAGCTGTTGGAGGAGCTACAGCCCGTCAAACCGTCCATGGTGAGCTTTCGACAGGACGGGGAGAACTATCGAGTGTACGCAGGAGGCCGGAAATACAGCCCGGACGAAGTGCTGCACTTCCTGATCCGTCCAGACCCGGAACAGCCGTGGCAGGGACAGGGGTTTCAAGTTGCGCTCGCAGACGTGGTGCGAAGCCTACGGCAAACCAACGCGACCAAAGAGGCAATTATGAAAAGCCCTGCGCCGTCCATCATCGTAAAGGTGGACGGACTGACGGAGGAGTTTGCAAGCAAAGAGGGGCGGAGGAAACTCCGGGAGCAATATCTGGATGCCAGCGAGACAGGACAGCCGTGGATGATCCCGTCGGAGGCGTTCAGCGTGGAGCAGGTAAAACCCCTGACGCTCAACGATCTGGCGATCGAAAAAAGCCTAGAGCTAGACAAAAAGGCGGTGGCGGCCATGATGGGCGTTCCGTCTTTCTTGGTTGGCGTAGGCGAGTTCAAGCGGGAGGAGTTCAACTGGTTCGTGTCCACCCGGGTCATGGCAGTGGCGAAAAGCATAGAGCAGGAATTGACAAAAAAGCTCCTGTATTCGCCGGATCTGTACTGGCGGTTTAACCATCGAAGCCTGCTCAATTACGACATCGGCGAGCTGGTCAACGCGGGCAAAGAAATGGTCGACCGCATGGCGCTGCGGCGGAATGAGTGGCGCGACTGGCTGGGCTTTGCACCGGATCCTGATATGGACGAGCTGCTGGCGCTGGAAAACTACATCCCGGCGGATCGGCTGGGAGATCAAGGGAAACTGGTGGGAGGAGGTGAGAGCGATGAGGAGTGAACGGCAGACCCGCGGCGGCGCGACACGTTTTGAGACGCGGGAAGAAAACGGCAAAAAGAAAATCGAGGGTTACTTTGCCGTGTTCGATAGCAATTATGAAATCTTTGACGGAGCAACGGAAAGCATCGACCGCCACGCCTTTGACGGGGCGCTGGACGGTGACATCCGGGCTCTGATCGACCATGAGACGCGCTTGGTGCTGGGCCGCACGACGGCTGGCACTATGACGCTGCGGGTGGACGAACACGGCCTGTGGGGCAGCATCGAGATCAACGAGCAGGACAGCGACGCGATGAACCTGTATGCGCGGGTGCAGCGGGGCGACGTGAGCCAGTGCTCCTTCGGGTTCGACATCCTCCAAGAGCGGACGGACGTCGATCCGGGGACTGGGGCCGTCCATTGGACGATCGAGCGCGTAAAGCTCTATGAGGTGTCCTGCGTGACGTTCCCGGCGTACAAGGAGACCGCCATTTCCGCCCGGGCGGCGGAATATCAGGAAATCCAAAAAAGGCAGATTGAGCTCTGGAAAGAGCGGATGAAAGCGAGGCTGAAAAAAGAATGGCATTGAGACAGGTCATCCTCGGCAAAAAGATCGGGGATCTGAACAAGGAACTGGCGGCGGAGGAAACCAAAGAGGCCGAACTGCGGGAGCGCAGGGCCGAAATGGAGCGCCGCGAGGCGGAACTGACGGAAGCGGTGGAGGAAGTCACCGAGGAAACCAGCCCGGAAGACAAGGAAGCGCTGGACGGCGAACTCGCCAAGTACGAGGAGGACGACAAGGCGCTGGCAGCGGAGGAAGAAGAACACGAGACCAAGCGACAGGCCATCAAGGCCCAGATCGCGGAGCTGGAAAAGGAGCTGGAAGAAATCAACGAGCGCAGCGCCTCCACCGGCAAAAAGGCGGAAGACCGCAAAGAAAGGAAGGCTGAAAGACCTATGGAGAATCGGAAATTCTTTGGCATGGACGTACAGGAGAGAGACGCATTTTTCGCGCGGGAGGATGTGAAGGGCTTCCTGCGGACGCTGCGCGAAATGGGCCGCGAAAAGCGGAGCATTACCGGCGGCGATCTGACCATCCCCGACGTGATGCTGGGCATTATCCGCCAGCAGACCGCTGAGAACAGCAAGCTGCTGAAACACGTGACTGTGCGTCAGGTTCCCGGCACTAGCCGGATGCTGGTGGCGGGCGCTATCCCGGAGGCCGTATGGACGGAGATGTGCGCCAAGCTCAACGAGCTTGCTCTGAGCTTTACCAATGTGGAGATGGACGGCTACAAGGTGGGCGGCTTCATCCCCGTATGCAACGCCCTGCTTGAGGACAGCGATATCGCGCTGGCGACCGAGGTACTGACCGCCATTGGCCGAGCTATCGGCCTTGCGCTGGATAAGGCTATCCTGTACGGCACGGGCACCAAGATGCCGCTTGGTATCGTGACCCGTCTGGCCCAGAGCAGCGAGCCGAGCGGCTACTCCACCAACGAGCGCGCTTGGGCCGATCTGCACACAAGCCACCTCAAGGCCATCACCAACAAGACCGGCGTGGAACTGTTCAAGGAGATCGCGACGATCAGCGGCGCGACCAGAAACGATTACGCCAGCGGCGCGAAGTTCTGGACCATGAACGAGGCGACCAAACTCAAGCTGACCGTGGAGGCCATGAGCCTCAACAGCGCCGGTGCGCTGGTAACGGGTATGCAGGACGTGATGCCGGTCATCGGCGGCACGATCGAGACCCTCAACTTCATCCCAGACAACCAGATCATCGGCGGCTACGGCGAACTGTACGTGCTGGCCGAGCGTGCGGGCGTAAAGCTGGCAACCAGTGAGCACTGCCTTTTCATTGAGGATCAGACCGTATTCAAGGGAACTGCCCGCTACGACGGCAAGCCCGTGATCGCGGAGGGCTTCGTCGGCATCGGCATTGCCGGTACTGCGCCGGACGCTGACGACGTGACCTTTGCCAGCGATACCGCAAACCCTTGAGTGCGGCCCTGCAAAAGCTGGAAGTAGGGTCGCTGAGCCTGTCTCCCAAATTTAGCCCGGAGACGCTGGAATACACCAGCACCACCACAGGAGCGTCCGCCAAAGTGACCGCCACGGCGGCCAAAGCTGGCGCGAAGATCGAGATCAAAAACGGCGCTACGGCGGTGACCAACGGAGGCTCTGCCACGTGGGCGACCGGCGCTAACGTGCTGACGATCAAGGTGACCTACGGTACGACCGTGCGAACCTACAAGGTGACGGTCACTAAGAGCTAAGAGACGGGAGCGGGCGTGATTCGCGCCTGCTCCCCTATTCCCAGAAAGGAGGGCGCACATGGACAAAACGACGGTGCTGTCGCTGGTCAAATCCCGTCTAAACCGCTTACAGAGCGATACCAGTATGGACGAATACATGCTGGTGCTGATCGACGCGGCGGAGGAAGAACTCAAGCGGACGGGAATCACCATCCGGGAGGGAAGCGCCGACGACGCGTTCCTCCTGACGAATCTGGCCGTGTGGCGATACCAGAACAGGGACAGCGCGGGGGCCATGCCTCCGTGGCTGGCCCAATACCGGCGGGAGCGCTGGCTGGCGGAAAGGGCGGTGCATGAGGATGCTCCTTGATAGTGGTATCTGCACTGTGTTTCAGCGGGAGGACGTATCAGAGGGCGGCGGAATGCCGAAGTACGAATACACCGTACTGACTAAGAGCTGGTATGGCGAGCTGGACTTTGAGACCGTGCCCGTAAACCCCAACGGCAAACGAGAGGACACTGAGGCCAGCTCAAGGATCCGAATCTACCAAAACCGCCAGATCGACAACCACACGGTGGTAGTGCTGGCAGACGTGGGCGCACTGCCGAAAACCGGCGTGCGCTACGACGTGACGCGGGCCTATCACGGCCACGACGACGATAACGGCCAGCCCATTACCGACCTGACGTTAAAGGCGGTGGAAGCATGACACTGCCGGAGTTTGGGCGGCTGCTGGCGACGGTAGACCCGGACGTTAAGCACCACGTCAGCGCCAAGCGCGGGAACTATACCACGTGGGCCGAGTATGAGCGCATCGACGCTTCGGCGGATGGTATCAATCAAGGCGGATGGAAAGTACAGGTGGAGCGATACACGCGGGACGAGTACGACGAGATCGCGGCGGCGCTCTATGACCTGCTACAGCACCGGGACAACGTGGCCGTGGAGTACCTGATGGACAGTGAGGGCGACGGCGAGGATCTGGTCATCCGGCACCTGTTCGATTGTGAGGTGTGGTGAGATGGCTAATTTCCATGTGCAGGGGGTAGACGGCCTTGCCAAAGGTCTAAAGCTATTAGGCCAAGAGACAGGCCCAATGGCGGAAGATATGCTAAGAGCGGGAGCCGTAATCATGATCGGGACGTGGAATCAGGTCATTATCGCCAGAGGCCATGTGGACACGGGAGCCATGCTTAAAGGCGTAAAAGCAACAAAAATCAAGAAAAACAAAGACGGGGATCTTGAAATCCAAGTTTACCCTCAAGGGAAGGGCAAGGACGGAACGAGAAACGCGGAAAAAGCCTTTCTGCTGCATTACGGCTGGAAAAGCAATGCGGCTACAAAAGGGCCATGGGTCGGAGATCACTTTGTGAACGAGATCGAAGACCAAGGAACACCAAAGGCGATAGAAGCCATGGAATTTATCATGAACAAACAGATTGAAAGGAGTGGACTCTAAATGGCATTTGTGGGTATGAAGCACGTTGTAGCCGCCCCGATCAAAACGGAAGTAGCCGGTCAGGCTGTGACCTACGACACGGGCGTGGAGATCGGCGCGGCGATCAGTGCGACGGTGACCATCAACCGCAACACCGAGGGCCTGTATGCTAACGACGCGCTCAAGGAGAGCGACAACAGCATCACGGGCGGAACCATTGACCTCAACATTGACGATATCAGCGACGACGCGGCGGAAAAAATTCTGGGGGTCAAAAAGACAGCAGGAGAAAGCCAAACTCCGACGGTCTTCCATGAGACGGGCGAGGCTGCGCCATATGTGGGCCTTGGCTACTACCGGGTGCGGCGGCTCAACGGCGTTGAGAGCTATCGGACGTACTGGTATCACAAGACCCAGCTTTCCATGGCCAACGAGACGGCCAACACCAAGGCGGGGAGCATCACGTGGCAGACTCCTACCCTCAACGGAAACATCATGGCCGTGGTCAACGATTCCACCGGCAAAAGCAAGTTCCGGGACTACGCCGATTTTACGGAGGAGTCCAAGGCGATCGCGTGGCTGGACACCAAGGCCAACGTGGCGGGGGCGTAAGCATGGCCGAGCTGAAAATGAAAGCGGCGGGGCGAGAGCTGCATTTTGCCTTTGATCTACAGGCGTGGTTCGACGTGGAGGCGGCCTTCGGGAGCCTGAGCGAGATGAACCGGCGGCTGGAAGAAAACGAGCGGCCCATGGAGGTCAGTATGGAGCTGGCGGCCATCACGGCCACTGCGGGAGACCGGGGGAGCGAACCTGTGACGGTGGACTGGCTGCGGGAGCACCTGACCCCCAAACAGGCCAGCAAGGCCGCCATGCTGGCGAAAACGGCCTTTGTGGAAGGAATGACCCGCGACGAAGACGAGCCGGAGGGCGCTACGGACGCGGTGCTGGAAGAGCTCGAAAAAAAAAC